TGATTGCCTAACTTTAAAAGATAATATTTCTAAAAATTCAAAATCTTGTTTTAAATCAAAGTTTACTATCTTGTCTTTACCTATTTCTGTTTTTATTCTAAAAGAATTGTCCATTTAAACCATTTGTTTATATAAATATTTTATTGTTCATTATTTATAATAACAATTTTTGGTTTAAAATAAATAACTTACCCAATTGTCATACCTGTGGCCAACTTAGCTTTAACCCTAATATCTCTTTCTGGGTAACGTATATGATATATTTCTGATGGTTGTGCATATATTGTATCATCAACTGGTTGTATAATCTTATTATTAATATCAGAATACTGCATTGATGTTTCACCCCCAGAATAATCCCCACTAACCTCATTCTTAACCATCATCTCACTTATTGCAACAACACCATTCAATGTTTGGATGCTGCTTTTTAATTCAGACAAATTAACATTTGTGCCTAATTGCATTTTTTGTGGTGAAAAATAATTGTTTATAACTGTAATTATATTGTTAATAACATCTTTTGATGAAAACCCTGCTAATAATACAACACTAATGTCAATACTAACATCAATAACTTTAGCAGATGTAACCACAATGTAATCATTTAACATCCTATAATTAGATAAATAATTAGCAATATTGTCTGCCAAATATTTGGAATTATCACTTATCAATTTACCATTTATATCATATGAAAGTAATAGTATCTCAACTTTATTATCCTTTTCCTGGATGGAAACTTTTGCTGGTGCCCCAAATTCAGGTGGCATATTACGTATGATGGATTCATAATCCCTAATTGTAACTGCTCTTTTCTGTGCTGCAAAATTATAAGAGACAAAGTTTCTAACCTCTTCAACACTAGGTAAACCTGCCCCACCTATTGCTGGGAACAAATTATTTACCCTAAGTGAATTGACAACTGCTGCCTCTTGTGCAGAATTACCAGCATTAATAACAAAATTATTAGTACCTATTTGTGTTAATGTGTTTGGTCCTAAATTTGTATTTAAACCCCCTCCAACTCTGTACTGAATAAACAATGTAGTATTTGGTCTTAGTGTTCTACCTAATGAAAAATTATTCAATATGTTCTCCAAAGTTGGGGCTTGTCCATTTAATGTAAAATTATTCAACTGTTCCATTGCTGTATTAACTCCACTACCAAATGTAATTTTCTTAAACCCTTCAGGTGTGTATTCGCTAATAAATCTATTCTCTGTTTGTATATACTTACCAACCTTTATTCCTGCATTGCCTGTATCCTTTGTGCTATCAATTATAAAAACTCTGTCTTCAGCCAATGAATCAACCTCATACCATCTATCAGTTTCACTTAAAAAGTCAGAGTTAGGTGGAATTGTTCCAATTTGTCCATTTTTTAATAAAGCACTTGTTATACCTAAAACATTTTTATCAGGCAAAAACAATTCAAAAAATGGTCTTACATCAGAAGGTGTTATAACACGTTTGAATACTTTTGTTGTACCATTAATAACTGGTTCTCTTTTTGTTAAGGTATAATTTATAATAATATTATTTAACTTATTTGGTATTACTGTTCTATTCTTATTACCTTGTGTATCATAATCAGATGAAAAATCAATATCATTTAATGCCTCAAATATTATCCCATTTCCAATAACTTGAGCCCCTCTCTGCAATAATCCTGCATATCTAATGTCTGGCTTATCTCCATATACCGGAACAGTTATTGAAAAATCACATAATGTAACAGAAGGTCTTTGCCCAGGTATCTTTAAACCATAAGTCTTTGCTATATTATATATAGATGATTTTTGTTGTGCATATTGTAAAACTGTTTCTTGTAAACTTCTATCAATATGATAATGCAAATTGTCAGCAACTGCTGCATTTAAGTCCAAAAAAACAGAAAATATGGACGCATCATTAAAATCATTGATTAAATCAGGATAATATGTTTTAACATAATTTATTAGTTCGCTCCTAATTCCTTGGAAATCCCTAACACCATAAGATATTTTCTTGTCTGCCATATTATATATTTATAATTACAAAATCACTACCAGCAAAACTGCTATTTGTTGTTGTATATTCTATTTTTATTTTTGCTGTATTCTCATAAGTTCCTTTACCTGGGGATCTATAAATCTTATCCACAGAACTAGAACCCATTTCACCTACATTTAATTTGCTTGTTTGAACCTCATCACTTTGCAAAATTGGCTCAATTGTTATTTTGTTCAAAACTAAATTAGGTATATATTTGTTAACAGCACTCCTAATATCATCTTCAATAATATCAAAAGAAACAATATCCAAAGGTTCAAATAAAAATTCATAAAGCCTTGTCCCAAAATCTGGTAAATAGTATCTACTACCTTTTCTTGTTAATAACAAATGCAATAAAGATGCTCTTACCTCCTCTGTTACATATTCTGTCATCTTTAACCCATCACCTTTTGGTGAAGTGTCAAAAGGAAAATCAACACCATATGTAAAACCTTCAGCCATTATAATTCATTTAAATATAAATATATCTCTTTTATAAATTTGTAAACTATTTTACTTTATTGTATATTTATATAAAAAAAAACTATGAAAACTATAAAATTATCAGAAACTAATTTAACTAAATTAATTGCAAGAATTGTTGAAGAAAAAGGAAGTGAAGGTCACTTTATGGACTACCATAAAGAAGGTAAAGCAAAAACTGGCAAAAAAGCACTATCTATGATTAAAAAAATCACAGATAAACTTTCAACAATGAAAGATAAATTTGATAATAGTAATTTTGCATTTAGTGAAGCTGATGTAACAAAACTTGAACGTATTTATGATACATTGAGTGGAAAATAAGTTTAAATCAATCCTATTATTAAAAACCCCCAAATCTAATTTAATAGAATATTGGGGGTTTTTTATTTATCTATGCCTCACAACTAACACACTCATTTATATTCCTTGCAAATGATTGTGCTGAACTTTGACTAAACTGATAATACAAGGTCTTAACCCCCTCCTCATGTGCATACAAATATAATTGATTTATATCTTTTGCTGGAACTGATGGATGTATCATCAAATTAAGTGATTGTGATTGGTCAATATATTTCTGCCTCTGTGCTGCTTGTAATATAAGTTCTTTTGGTGATATCTCAATGAATGATTTGAAAACCTCTTTGGTTGGGAAATCCAAGTGCTGCACTGATCCATCCTTCTTCAAAATGCTCTCCCATACTTCTGGTGTGTTCAATCCATATTTATCCAACTCAATTTCCAAAAAAGGATTCTTATAAATTGTTTTTGATTTTGCTAAATCTTTAATAAAATAATTTGATTTTATTGGCTCAATACCCATACTAACTTGACCATGAATAAATGAACTTGATTTAGTTGGTGCTATGGCTATTAAGGTGGTATTTGCATAACCATTTCTTAATGATTTATAACCCTTTTCCTCAAATAAATATCTTGATGCCTCCTCTGACTTTTCTTTAAGTATTTTGAAAATCTGATTATTTAACTGTTTTGCCATCAAAGATTCAAATGGAACTAATTTTGATTGGAATAAAGAATGATAACCCATAACCCCCAATCCAATTGCTCTATGTTGTGATGCAAATCTATTTGCTCTCTTCATCCCTGCCATCTTTCCAGATTTAAGAATGAACTCATCCATAACTGCATTCAAAAACATAACATAAACCTCAATAGCATCACTGTCTTTAATCTCATCCCAGTGAACTAAATTCAATGACCCCAAACAACAAACAAAAGAATTTAATGAATCTGTTGGTAATTGAATTTCAGAGCATAAATTTGAGGCTGTTATCTCCAATCCTAATTCTTTGTATGGTGTATTGTTGTTTGAATTATCCTTGAACATAATATATGGAAAACCAAACTCATTACGCCTTTGAATTATTTTTGCCCATATCTTCCTCTTGGTTGGGTCTCCCCCCTTCATATCGTTAATCCAATTATCTGTGACTGTAATTCCATATTGTAAATTCTGGATAGGATTGCCTTCTGTCCCAATATCCAAAAACTCCATAATATCATTATGTTCAACCGGTAGCCAAACTGCACATGCACCCCTTCTTGCCTCTGACTGCTTACAAACATCAACTACTGTGTCATATACCCTTGCATAATGAACTGGGCCATCTGCTGTACCCCCTGTTGATATCTTGCTACCCCTGGCTCTAATATTGCCCAAATATGCACTTGTACCACCACCATATTTTGACATCATTCCAATCTCTCTTCCAGCATTCAAAATACTATCCAACGTATCATCAATATTGGATCCATAGCACGAGATTGGTAATCCCTTCTCCTTGCCAAAATTAATCCAGACTGGTGTTGATAGGCTATAAAAACCCCTTGCCATATAATCCTCAAACTTATTAGCAAACCCATCAATTTTTAAATATCCTTCTGCTTTATTTGCTATATCTTTAATCCTTTGCTCGGGGGTTTCACTAATATACCCCCTTGATAAGAAAAGCCTACTCTCATCATTTAGCCAATAATATTTTTCTTTATTCATTTTATTTGTTTTTTAAAATAAGTCATCCTCTGTTATGCTCTTGCTCTTTTTATTATAATCTATCTGCTTCTTATAAAAAAAATCCCCCTCCTTTGTTGATAAAATCTCCACATCAAACCATAATGTCTTCTCAATCTCTGTAAAATCAACCTCAAATACTGGTTTCATTCCAATTCTATTTAATGAATTGTTAAATCTATTCTGAATGAAATGTTTAATTGTATCTTTTGATAGGAAACTTAATTCACCATTCTCAAATATCCAATCCAATATTCCACATTCAGCAGCATATGCTTTATTACAAGCTGACACAATCAATGCTTCAAATTCTTCATCAAACCATTCTGGATTTTCTTCCTTGATGATATTGATAAGTTCTGATCCAAAATTACCGTGGATTTCTTCCTCCTTTGAGGTGGCCTCAACAACATTTGAAATACCTTTGAATAGATTTTTCTCCTTGTTGAAGGACATCATAATCAAGAACTGACTAAACAAACTTACATGTTCAATAAACAAGGAAAATAATAATACAGACTTTGTGTACATTTTATTCTCTTTACTCCTAGTCCCATCCAAATATTTTGTTAAGTAATTGATTCTGTTCTTTATGGCAGGGATTTCAATAACAGTCTGGAACTCATCCTCCAATCCAAGAATCCTTAATAGTTGAGCATAAGCATCCTTATGTCTTACTTCGCTCTCAGCAAATGTCATACCAACATCACCAATTTCAGTTATTGGCATCCTCTTATACAAGTCAGCCCAGAATGTTTTTACATTTACCTCAATTTGAGCAATAGCCAACATTGACCTTTTAATCACTTCTCTCTCCTCATTTGATATCTTTGTCTTATAATCATCAATATCAGTTGTGAAATTGAACTCAGAATGTATCCAGTATGAGTGTCTTATAGCATCCTTATATGCCAATAAGGATGGATATTCATAGGGTAAAATATTCACCCTTTTTTCAAAAATATTCTTTTTCATTTTTCTATTATTAGGTTAAGATAAATATAAAAACAAAAAATAAAAGTATCACTTTTTGAATGTAAAATATCTCTATCATAAAAAATTATCATTCTTCTTAGCCAACAATTCCTTGATTCTATCTTTCTTACGCTCAACTTGTTGTTCCTCAAATCCCAAGAAAGTTGATGTTGTATCAGTATCAATTTCAAGCATCTCATTATCAAACTTACAATTCTCAAACACAATACCATCTTTACCAATCCTTGACTTGGTTATTGCAACTGTTGCCAAATTCATCTCCTTTTGTTGTAAACTCTTAGCAATACTAATAATGACATGCCCAACCTGGGCTTTCTTTATTGACCCCCCCATCTGGTCATTTGTTACCACATTAGAAGAAATTGATGCTCTATTACCTTGTGTACCTAACCACCCAGCAATATTCAACTCATGACACATAGCCTCAAAGTGTCTAATAACTGATCCTTCATTCTTCCACTCATCATTACCTTGCCTATCTGGTACAACACAATCAATATAATCCAAAACAACCAAATCAAGTTTAATACCATCAGCAATAACTTTTCTAATTTGATTCTTTATTTGATTCATTGTTAAAGTATCTGATGGCAATTTCTTTAGAATCAACTTATTTGTGTGACTCTCCTTAATCTTATTAACAGTATCATAAACAATATCCTTATGATTTGGTAGTTCATCTGGGGATATTTTTGTCCAAAGGGTAATGTGTTTCCTCTGTATAATCTTTGGATTATCCTCAAAAAATATGTGCAGAACATTATAATTATTGTTGAATGCTGTATTTGCAACCAAGGTCAATAGAGTTGATTTACCAATGCCTGGACCAGCAAATATAATACCAACCTCACC